GCACATCGGGCTTCAATCTGAGCAAGGTCCGACACCAGAAGAGTCTTACCTTGTCCAGCCCTTATACAGGAGCGCAGATCAGCCCCATACATACCACCCCGGGGCATGTTCTGCACATTGAAGCCCGAATCACCACTGTCTCTACCAGTATGGGCACCAAAATATTTCAATCCGTAAGACAGGCGGTCGTTTTCCACGCGGTCCAACATTGTGGAGAACTTCTTTAGTAGAGAGTTAGCTCCACGAAGTGTGTGAGTAGCTTTAAGCACCTCACCCTCCTCGGGGTTCTCCTCCATCCACGCTATAACTTCGGGGTCATCCTTAGCCATGGATGTCGGGGGCTCCTTCCCTTGGGAACGGCAATAAGCGGACCATTCCTTCGGAGAAAGAGCCCCCGCCTGCTCCTCCGTCCACGGTAAAACTTCAATAGCATCGAATATCTTTTGAGAGAGCGTGTTTACGGCTTTTTCCATAGCCTCCTTGTCAACCGGTACGCCTTCCCAACACATTCTTGTCGTCTCCTGAGAGAGTTCTCTCTCCCAAGCAGGCCATTTATCACTTTCCTTCTCCCAGAGGCAGGCACACCCCTTCGCGTCAAACAAAGCGTATTTGGCGAGGTCTAACTTCTCTTCGTGGTCCAGTTCGTCAAACTGCCGACCTTTCATGTTGTCCCGAATCTCCTTGGACATCACAACCCCTAGCGAATGCTTCAGGGACTCCTTGAGTGAGCGCGGGTACCCGCAATACGCTGACATGTCAGCCGTACAATGCCACTCAGCAAAATTTGTCTGCGGGATAATCCCCGCCTTGATTAAATGTTCGTGTACTGGCTGATCAAAGCTTCGGTTGTGGGAGAGGGCTACGTGCCCTTCCAGTTTCTCCCATGGTGCATCCTTCGGGTGACCAACCCACGCAAAGTTATCTGCGCTGTATATAGACACCATGTAGGCATCAAATAGGTCGTGTTTGAGGTAGTTATTTAGTCCATGGGTTATCGAACAGTCTTTGTCGTAATAAGTCTCGTAATCAATTCCAGTAAACATCGTGCAGTTTCTATTCTACCAGTTTCGTGCAGTTGGCAGGTTATTTTATGTTCATTACTTGCATAGAGTGCCAGATGTTCAATGTAGGAGGAAAACAACTACCAGCATGAAACCCCCCGGCCCGGAGATCTCCTCCGGTTCCTATTTCTGGCACTCTTGCAAAGGGAGTGCGGGGTTATGAGCAATCCCCACACTCCCAAACGCAAGAAGAGACTACTTAACGCTCTCGACGAACTTAAGCTCATCTTCGCCCAGACGTCCAGCCCTCTTAAGGGACGGAGTGAACCAAGAAACGTCACCCTCTGTGCGAATTTTAGAGGTCAAGTAGAATGCGGTAGTCCACACGCCCATACCTTTGGCAAATGCCGCGTATGTGGCGATCTCCTTACCTGTGGGGGCATATGCAGACTTCGATGCCGTGTATATAGCCATGGCGTAGTGCTTATCCCCGTTTTGGTAAGGGAACAACTCCAGCTCATTTTCCTCAAGACCCTCAGGAGCCTCAATGAGCATAGTTATATGAGCCAGCGGTCTATACTGGTTGGGAGAACCCCACTCCAGAGAACCACCCTCAGCGTATACCTCCTGTTCGGTATTAAACGTCTTGGGAAGTTCTTCAGAACCGTAGTCCACCACCTGTTGGTACTGCTTGACCATGGAGGTCACAATTACCCTCAGAGGAGTGTCCTTCTTTACCAAGGTGACCTCCTTATTCAGAACAATCGCGCCCGGAGTAAATCCTTCGTCGACTAGTGCTGAAGTTTTAGCCACCAAGTTGATACGAGGCAGATTAATGTCTGATTGATCGAAATCACCAGCCAATCCTGCGTCGTTAAGCTGCTTGTCAGTGATCGCAAGCTCAGCCCTTTCCGGGGCCTGCTCAATGATCGCTCCAGCAGAGCTGTCCTCCACAACTTCGACTTCTTCAGCCTTAGTTGCAGCGACCTTTTTTGTCGGGCTCTTTTTACCCTTTTCGTCCATTTCTGCGAATGATGTTTTAGCCATTATTTTATATGTTCTATTTTGTTGGTTATTTATTTATTTTGTTTATCCACCAGAGGTGAAATTATTTAACCTCAGAGAGGTATTGTGAGTCTTTTCCGGTTTCTATGACCCCAAGCTTGTAAAGCTCTGCCATCACTTCCGCTACCCGTTCCTTTTTCTGGCCGCGGGGGGTCATATCAGACACCAGTTTCTCCATTTTGCCAACCGGAAACTTATCAATCCCATCTAAAAAGTCCTCTACCTGCACATCATCCTTTATGACCCCATATGCGGCCAGTGCAGACGTTATAGAGCGCCTTCCCTTGCGTTCCTTGATCTCATAGCCGGGGATCTCTTCTCCGTCCTCTATGGCCATTTTACGGGCCGCATACTCTACTCCAGCAGCCCACTTCTTGATTATGGGAACCACTTTAAGCATTTCGGCCATTTTCTCTGGATCAATGCAGTCACTGCCGTGGATCTCTTCGGGAAGGGTTAGGAAGGACTCCTCGTCTGGAACATACTTTTTAGCTGTTTCTACAGCCAGCTGCGCCAATGAGGGGCATTTACCCGCGTTTCCGCAGTAGTTACAAACTTTGGTTTGAGGAATCAATATAGACACATCAGCATCTTCAAAACATGCGCGCACCTTTTTGGCCCTTTTGATGATCCCAGACAGGTCTTCAACCATTTCATCTACGTCTCCCCGCTTGAATGTGTGAAACAGTATCTCGTCTCTACGACACGCTATGAAGTAGAAGTGGATTGTTTCTAGCTCAGGGAAACGCTGAAAGGCTCCTGTGGCGTACGCCTTGGCCTGCCAGTTATCTTGAGGCTCATCAATGGCGCCCTGCCCTGTCTTGTAGTCTATCTGTATGCCAGTGTCCCCTACTACGGTTAGGCGGTCGCAGGTTCCGAAGGTTTTCTCCCCTAGGAGGTTCATAGTAAGACGTATTTCCTTGTAGTCATCCGAAGAGGCTACATCCACCCCATGGTGACCAAATATGGATTCCTCCGCGTTTCGACATCCTTGTGCTAGAGAGGACTCGTAATCGTTGAGCTTAGACCAGTCTCCTGTTTCTAGAGCTTCGTGGATACGGGTACCCATCTCAGCTGCAGGGTTAGTTCCCGACTCTCCGATGTACCCCGGACAGGCGGCGTGGTATTTAAGTGCAGAGGGAGAGTACTCAGCGTGCTCTTCTTCCTCGTCAACTGTGGCGGCGGTATTGGTGGTTGTGGTAGTCATAGTAGTTTCCGTATTATATACGTCATTTTGCGAATGAAGCAAATTTAAATTTTCGATTTTTCCCATCATTGACTTAACTATCTTAGCCTCAATGGTTTCCTCAGCTACAAGTATACGCTGAATAGTTTCAGACTTACCACCTATACGGTCAACTCTACCCAGAGTTTGGTGGAAATCCTTGGCATTATACGTCGGGCTTATAAGAGCCATTCGCGGGGCTTTTCCGGTAGTATCATGCAGACTAACCCCTACCCCACCAGCCGCGATGTTACACAATATCACGCCTACCTTCCCCGACTGAAAATCACTTACAGCCAAATCCCTCTCGTCTTTAGATTGACCCCCTTGGACAAAAGAGTGGTTCTCATTCAGCCTTCTGGAGAGGGCATCAATAGAATCCGTGAAGTTAAGGAACACGGCTACGGCGTTCCCAGCCTCACGGGCCTCTTCAACCATATCAGCCAAGTCAGGAACTTTGAGTAGTTCTATCTCCTGCCTTAGCCTGAGTATCTTTGTCAGAACTATAGGCTCATCCCCGTCTCCATCCCTTCTAAGGTCTAATTTCGCCATTTCTGGCTCTAATTCGTCGAAAAGGGCATTAATTTTGGACTTTTTGCCGAAACGAATGGGGTCCGTTACTATCCGCGTTTTCTCAAAGTACTCCCCCAAGTCACCCCTAGTTAGTTTATGACCCCTCTCCGGATAGATGAGTTTATTTAGGTCAACAAGCATCCCACGGTTGTGCTCTGGGAACAGCAAGGCGTTCCATCGGTCAAAGGTGCACCCCCAGTTTTGAGCCCATTGCCAAAAGTTGCTGAGGTTGTGAAGACCCAAGGTATAACCTAAAGCCCTCATCTCTCTGGGGTCCTCAGCAGCTGTAGCCGAGAGAAGCAGTATCTTGTAGCCCTGTTTCTTAGCGGCTATAAGCATATTAGCGTTCAAGGTTCTAACCCCCTTCGCCTTGTGGCATTCATCAAAGATAAGCAGAGTTTCCTCTACTGGTAGATTAGTCCACTGGAAACCCTTCTTACCCTTACGAGATACCCAATTAGTATTCCCCGCCCTGAGTTTTTCCCAGTTATATACCTGAGAGCCCGATACCTCCTGCCCCCTTAGAGTGGATTCCCAAGCAGCTATTACCGTTTTCGGGCATACCACGAACGGGGTAAGGCCCATGGTCTTGGCCACTTCAATCGCCTTAAGCGTTTTGCCTGTGCCCGTGTCTGACGAGTCCAGTGCGGCGTTGTGGCGTTTGAGGGCTTCAACTAAGGTCTGTTTGGATGTCTCCTGTGCTGGATAAAGTTTTAACACCGTAATGCGCTATTAGTGCTGCGTCACACGTTTTAAGTGTCCATTTTACTTGGGGGAACAATCTCCCGGCCACGTCTTTTAGGGCAGCTTTTCTCTTTGTTTTCTCTTTTACTTGGGGTATCCCGAGTCCTTTTTGCCATTTTTGAGGCAATACTTCATGTAAGGGTATCTTTAGGGTTCGGATAACTCCTCGCTCGAAACCGTAGTTTTGAGCAAACTTCCAAGTTGAGGCTACTCCCTGTCCGGGGAAGGCGTTCACTTTTTCAATAAACGCGGCATCCACACCCTCCGAGGCAACCTCCTCCATATGCTCAATGAACATTTGTTCTGACACATAGAGTCCAACTTGGACTGGAGTTAGGTTGTCCATCAGAACAAAACCCCCTCCTACACCCGGATCAATCCCCAGAATCTTCATTACCAGCGATCATTTCCTGTAAGTATTGTTCCAAAGTCATACCTTTTCCGGAGGCGGTAGAGGTTATCGACTCCCAGCGGTCCATCTTCAGCTTTATGGTTACAGGCAACTCATCCCCAATCTCTTTCTCCACCAAGGAGGTGATTAATTGACTTAGTGAGCTGCCAGACTCAGATGCGTATTTCTTGCCCCGCTTTACAGTCTCTTCAGGCATGTATAGCGTGACTTTCGTTGGATTTTCAATGTTTCGTTCTCGTGCCATGTGAGTATTTAATCCGTCTAACTTGAATAAGCAACAAAAAAGTGTATCTTTGCGCGTGCCTATATCTCGTTACGGCTTCTCATTCCCTGACGGTACCAATGAAGTTACCATGGAACTTCATGCTTTTCTCCATGACAGGAGCTACGAGCAAGGGGGGCTAGGTAAGTTTGAACACTTCAAAAACGCAGTAGACCTACTTTGGAACGACCCACAAAAACCAGTATCTAGGCAGTTTATATGGTCCCCTTGGGCGGAAGACATGATATATGAGGCGTGTGAAAACCAGTACTTGTCCATTGCAGGTTGCGCATCTTCAGGAAAGTCCGACACAATAGCGTTATGGGGGATTGTTAACTATTTAGCGGACCCCTACAACACATTGGTTATAGCCACGTCTACTACGTTGCGGGAGGCCCGCAGGCGTATATGGAAGTCAATGACCGAGCTTTGGACTGCAGTTCCAGGACTTCCGGGGAAGGTAGTCCCCTCCCTCGGTCAGATTAAAGGGCTCTCTAAAAATGGAGGTTTCTGGGAATCTACTGGAGTAGTCCTCGTCCCTGCAGAAAAGCGACGGGAAAAAGAGGCCATCGGTAAGTTAGTGGGTATCAAGCAGAAACGACTATTTTTACTTGCTGACGAGCTCCCGGAGCTGCCGGAATCGTTGGTTCACGCGGCTTATACCAACCTCAGCACCAACCCGCACTTCCAGATGATTGGTTTAGGGAACCCAAATTCCCACTGGGATTCCTTCGGCATGTTCTCAACCCCTAAAGGGGGGTGGTCTACCGTAACTGAGAATGACCAAGAGTGGGAGACATCAAGGGGCAAGTGTATAAGGTTTAGCGCAGAAGACAGTCCCAACGTTGTATCTGGTCAGCGCATCTATCCGTGGATGCCCACTCGAGAGACGGTAGAAGCAGCCAAACGAGACTACGGAGAGACTTCTCTCTTGTATTACCGGATGTATAAGGGTTTCTGGTGCCCGGACGGAGTGGAGAGCGGGGTGTATTCAGAAGCAGACCTCATACGGGGAGTGGCGTCTCAACAGGCAAGGTTTGATAAACCTGCTACTAGGGTGGCGGCTATCGACCCCTCATTCACTAACGGAGGAGACAGATCTATAGTATTTTTCGGTTTAATCGGGGAAGAAGACGGGGTTCAAGTTCTGCAGTTCGATTCCTACGAGGTTTTAAGTGAGGATATAACAGACAAGAACACCCCAAGGTCCGTGCAAATTGCCAGAAAGTTCAGGGATGTTTGCCAGAGAAAGAAAGTGTTACCTGAAAACACAGCGTGTGACGCTACAGGAGCAGGGGGCCCTTTCCATGACATACTTAGTGTCGAGTGGTCTGACCAAGTTTTAGCGGTGAACTTTGCGGGTAAAGCTTCAGATCGACCTGTCTCTGCCACAGACCGCACTCCGGGGTGTGACCGTTACGCTAACAGAATGTCTGAGATATGGTACCAAGGTCAGGAACTACTGCGCTCCCATCAGTTACGAGGTATATCTACTGACTTAGCTCGGGAGATGGTGGGACGTAAGTATGAGACTCGGGGGACTAATGTTAAGATTAAAGTGGAGTCTAAGATTGATTACAAGGCCAGAATAGGACGTTCCCCGGACATAGCTGATGCGGCGTTTATTCTAGTCGATTTGTGCCGCTCTCGACATGGATTTATGGGGGGAGAGAGATTTACAGTAAACAAAAAGCGTCTAAAGACTTGGGGAGACAAAATGAAGTCTTTGGATGTCACTGCAGCCTCCCACAGAACTCTCCTTGATACCTAAGGTTCTCCGTGGCAAATTAGTAGTTTATTATGGCTTCCGGAGTACAAGAACTATCTGACCTTCCTCTGCAGACTCTAGATGAGTCTGGAAAGGCACCCAAATCCCGAATCAAGGACGTTAAGACAGCTCTTGAACTTTACGAAAATCTACGTCACGGGGATGAGTCATCCGCAGTTAATCGGATGCGAGTGCAGGCAATGTTCGACGGAGTCCCTCCTTACTCTGAATCAGCTCTCCGTAGTTCTGGGCAGGGATTCAGGTGCAATTTAAACTTTGGCGAAGCTGAAAAGTTTTTGGAAGCTGCTTTATCCGCCTATGTGGATTTAATCAACTCAGTCGAAACTCTCGTTCGCGTGGAGACAACTTTTGGTGATCCAAAGGAGCGGATTGAGTGGAATAGGATCATATCAGAGGAGTATTCTTTTCAACTCCGAAAGTGGCCTAGGTTTAACTACGAGTATTTAAACCTATGTAATCATTTCGTGGGACATGGAGTGGGCGTTAATTATTTTGAGGATGAGCGCACATGGCAGTGGCGTTCCACAGGTTTAGGAGACATCCTTTTACCGCGACAGACCCAAGCTACAGAAGGCGCCATTGAAGTTGCTGCTGCTAGACGGTCCATGATGGTCAATGATCTGTATAGATATATAGAAGATCCTGAGGTGGCCGCAGATCTTGGGTGGAATGTCGAGGAAGTACGCAAAGCAATTAAGCGTGCGTCTTCTGCGGTAGTCGCTCTAGATGATTGGGAGAAACTTCAGCAGGAGGTTAAAAATAATGACCTTTGGGCGGGAGCGAAAGCAGCAAGGATTAATCTAGTCCATTTGTGGGTTAAAGAGTTCGATGGATCCGTTTCTCACATGATCACTGTCGCCGGGGGCGACCATAAAGACTTCTTATATAAACGTGTGGGACGCTATAAGAATATAAACCAAGCGTTCACGTTCTTTACTTATGGCATAGGTACCAACGGCACCTACCACGGCATAAGAGGCCTGGGTTACAAGCTGTATCAACATCTTCAAGTTAGTAACCGTATTAGGTCCCAAGCCGTCGACAACGCTATGCTGGCAGGAGCCCCCATGGTTCAACCAGAAGACGAGCGCTCTTTAGAGAATTTTTCATTCAACTACTTTGGTCCGTTTGCGCTACTGCCACCAAACATGAAGTTTGTGGATCGGGCAGCACCAAACACCGCGCAGACCATGATGCCCGTACTTAATGACTTGTCTCAGCAAGTTCAGGAAAGAGCGGGACAATATTCAACGGCGGGGGCCCTCGGTAAAGGGGATCGTAGAACACGGTTCGAAGTTGCTGCCCACCTTGAAGAAGCTGCGAAGTTGAATGTCACCGCGCTCAACTTGTTCTACAATCCGTGGGACAGGTTCCATCAAGAAGTGGCCCGCCGGTTTTTCCGACTAGACTATGCTTCCGGGGAGCCCGGGGGTGATTCTGTTTATGAGTTTCGGGAGAGATGCTTTATGCGAGGAGTGCCCCTAGAAGCCTTAATGGGCATCGACCTCCGTAAGACACGTTCCGTTCGGGCCGTAGGTAGTGGTAGTCAGGCTAAGCGAGCCGTAAGTCTACAAAACTTAAATGAGTTGGCGGGAGCTTTCGACGAAGAAGGACGACATAATTTATTCCGCGACCAAGTGGCGGCTCTTGTGGGCCATGAAGCTGCTGATCGTTATATACCAGCGCGACCAGACCAACGTATCCCAATCGACGCCAAGGTAGCTCAACTTGAAACGGAGCATTTACTTGAGGGCAGGGAGATTCAAGTGTTCCCGAATGAGGTACACACCATCCACTTAGACGTCCACTTACCCATCATTGAGGAAATGTTCGGTGCAGTTGAGCAGGGGCAGTTATCTATAGAAGAAGCTGCTACTCGCGCTATGGGAGTGTTTCAGCATTCTGTTCAGCATTTAGAGCTTATCCAACAAGACCCCACTATTGCCGAAAAGGTTTCTCAGTATAACCAGAGATTACAGCAAGTATCTGAGCTGATCGTTAATGGTCAGCGAAGGTTAGCTAAACTTCAGCGGGAGCAGCAGGAAATGGAGGCCGAAGGAGGGGAAGGCCAAGAAGGCCAAGAAGGCCAAGAAGACCAAGGAGAGGGTAATGATTCTCAGCAGGAAAAATTAATTGAACATCGGTTAAAATTGCAGATGATGCAGGAGAAGCACGAAATGGAAATGATGTTGAAACTACAAAAAGCTGAACAAGAAAGGCAACTAGCAGACGCCAAGACAGCTTCAACCATTAGAGAGCAGTTACGGTAATGACAGGAAGCGGATCATCTGACCTCACAGGAGAGCCCGATTGCTCTCATTGGGATTATTATTCGGGCAGCGGGACGCCACAGCAGTGGGAAGCTTGGTGCAGTGGAAGCGGAAGCGGAAGCGGAAGCGGTTACTCAGGAAGCGGAAGCGGTTACTCAGGAAGCGGAAGCGGAAGCGGAAGCGGAAGTGGTTACTCTGGTAGTGGCTCTGGTAGTGGCTCTGGTAGTGGCTCTGGTAGTGGCTCTGGTAGTGGCTCTGGTAGCGGTTACTCAGGAAGTGGCTCTGGTAGTGGAAGCGGTTACTCAGGAAGTGGCTCTGGGGGCGAAGATGATTATATAGACCTATATCCCGCGAAGGAGTGTGGATGTGACTGCGGGGGTCATTTTGAAGACCACGTTAGATATGGGTTTGCTAATAAGCGTAAGTGGGATAAGAATTCCTAGATACACTTAATATGGAAGACCTTGACCGTTGGAAGGACGATGCGGCCGCTAGAAACGAGTGGCATAATTTTATTTTAACCCCTGAGTTTGAAAGGGGGATGAGGGTACTGGAGGCTCATGCAGTACCTGTAGTCGTGATGGGCGAAGATATAGAACAGACTGCTAAACGACAATCGTACCAAGCGGGGTTTCACGCCGCGTTACGGTTAATTAAAAGACTTCCCACCTTACATCATAAGAAGGTGCAGGAGCAGTTACCTGAGTGGGATTACATTGAACCCGTTAATATAGATGAGTGAAGACACTACAATAACCGAAGAAGCAGCTCCCGAAGTTGCCCCTGAAACCGCCGTTGACACCCCTTCCCCCACGGAGGAGTCTTTTAATAATCTTAGCGAAGTGCCGGATTCCGCGGAGGCTCCCACTGATGCTCCAGATTTCTTAGACTCTTTGGGCGATAAGTTTGACGCTATGGCGTCTCAAAGGTCATCTGATCCTGCGGGAGATGTTTCAGCAGAGGCAGAACAACACACAGAGGCAGATAGTCCACTAAGTGAACTGGAGGATACTTCAGCGAGTGTGGACGATTTTCCCGCCCCTGAAGCCTTGTCCGACACTTTAGATGAGAAAGCTGTAGCAAAATGGGGCGAGCTTCGCAACGAGCTTGCGGAGGCTAGATCACGGGCAGCTGAACTAGAGGCTCAGGTGGGCGAGGAGTCTCCCCATTCCATAAATACGAACTTGGAGGAGCAGTTGCAGGAGGCACATTCCGCGATTGAGAGCTATGAACAACAGATGGCCATAGCTCGGGTTGAGGAGTCTTCAGAGTATAAGAGGGTTGTTACAGAGCCCTTACAGGCCATACTAGACACCGCTAAAGTCATTTCCGACGAGTCTGAAGTTGACTATAATGAAATTTATAACGCTCTTTCGGAGACTTACGATAGAAACAGACAGAATGAACTCTTAGAGGGGATTGCTTCTCAGCTAGGTGAGCGGGATAAAATGACGCTTTACCGCATGGCGGAGGACACTTCTGAGATATTGGCTCGGGACGCAGAGCTTCGGGAATACGCGGCTGAAGCCGCAGCCGAGTTAGACCAGCGAAACGTTGAGTGGGAGGAAGAAGCACTACAGAACCACGCACTCGAAACCCGCACAGCCGTGAACAAAGTGTTCGATAAGCTTGAGTCTGTAGTCCCAGACCTAGAAGGGGTGGACTTAGGGGACTTACGCAGTAAAACTTTGGAGGATGATTTTCTGTCCTTAGGGGCCGAACATCAAGCTTACGCGTTGTCCGCCGGGTCTGTACTACCGCCCATGGTTAAAGCCCTAAGGGCCAAGGACGTAATTATATCCGACCTCCAGAATAAATTGTCCAGTTATCAGAACGCGTCTCCCGGAGCTGCGGCTGCGGGGGGAGGGGTGGCAACCCCGCCCGATCCGACGAGAAGTGATGACCTAGGGTTTTTAGAGGCCATCAACAGTATGGCTAGATAATTTTATTTTGCAGCTTCAAAAGTTGTGCAGTATACTTCTGGTGGAACCACAGATTCCGCAATTTCTGTACAAATAATTTGAGCTAGGCGGTTTACCCGTCACTCCTCGGCTCAGGGAGATAGTGAAACGGATGCTAAACGCCCGTAGGGGTGGGCGCATTCGCGTATATTAATTAACCGCCCTGAGGAGGGCATTTAAACATCATGGCTGTATCAGCACAAACAACGTCCGTTGGACAACATGGGGGAACTTTCGACGACTCCCTTAGCCTTACCGATATGTTGGTAAAGGAGTCCGGACGGATCTCAGGCGACATTTATCGCCGCACAATCGACACGTCCCCGTGGCTCAAGCTCGTAAAACAATCAGCTTGGCCCGATGAGATGGGAGATACCCTTAGTGTACTCACTTACGAGAGAGCACTCGCACTTAAGACCGCTGACTCTTCTTTGGGTCAGGCTTGGCAGAACGTCAAGAGCACTGATTCAAATCAGTACGCTATTCCTGACGCTACCAAAGTCACTCCAGCAACGTCACAGTTGACCTACAGCATCGCGCACACCGCGATTGAATCTGCCCCAATTATCGTGAACGACCTTCGTTTCTCGTATAATTTCCGCGAGCAGCTTCGGGCCATCTACGACAACCTTGTGGAGAACGTCTCTTGGGCTTGGAAGGATCGCTACCGCGATCAATACTACAGCTTGTGTAAGCACAACATCATCGCTGGATTCACAACTGCAGGTGCTGCAGGAACTGGAGCCCTCGTCGAGGAAACTACAGCTAACACGTTCCCAACCGTTATGGGTGGGGCTGCATTTGATACCGCGAACATCGGTGTTATCTCCAACGGCATCATGAATCAGACCTACATGCGTATGATTCGGGATGGAGCTGGATCTAATCCGATGGGACGTTCCAATGGTCGCCCGGTCTTCACGGCAATCTTGAGTGCCGAAGCTTCTGAGAAACTTATCACAGAAGCAGACACTCGTACTGATTACCGCGAGAGCGATAAGGTGAACGAACTCCTTAAGCCTCTTGGTGTTGAGCGGTCCCACAGGGGCTTCTACCACTTGATTGATCCTTTCGTTAAGCGTTGGGATTATGATAGTTCTGCTAAGTCTTGGACTGAAAGGGCTCCGTATACAACTGCGGGCGCAATCAACGCAGACTACGAGACAGCTGAGTACGAGGACGTCGTCATCTTCCACCAGGATGTGATGGAGTCACTTGTTCCTAAGCCAATCGGTTCTGCCGGACAGGGAACGAGCTTCACCCCACAGTCTTACCGTGGAAAGTTCAGCTTCTTGAACATTGCAGATCGTAAGGACAACCCAGACGGTACTTGGGGCTACTTTAGAGGAATTCTCTCTAATGCAGCTAAGCCAGTTAAGTCTCAGTTTGCCTACATCGTTCGCTGCAAGCGTCCACATGAGACTACTAAGCTCTTTAAGAACACTGACGGCACGTCTGGTACTTCTGGTAGTATCACCGCCGACATCGTAGCTTAATAAGAGTATCTAACTATTAGATAGCTAGTAATCACGACATACCCGCGGCCTTTAGGGGTCGCGGGTATGTTTCTTTTATGGTATAGTCATTGATGCCCGTCGGGGATATTTTGTGTATGTCTACAAGTGAAATTTTGTCTAAAGGAGCTACGGGCTTGCTGGGGTCTGCTTTAGCTGTTATTAGTCCCTACCAACAGCAATTAGAATGGACAATTCAAATCCTTGGTGGATTGTTAGGGATAGCAGTGGCTCTAGTGAGCCTTTATCATCTAATCAAAAAGAAAAAATGAGTAAAGAAGCAATACTGGGAGTGGTACGTCACATCCTGACCTTCATGGGCGGATTTGTGGCCGAGAGGGGTCTAGCCTCTGGCGAGGAAGTACAAACGGGCGTCGGAGCAGTTGTCACTCTTATTGGACTGGTTTGGTCAGTTCTTAATAAGCGCGGCAAGTGACCTTTTTTAAGCTCATAAAAGCGGCCCTTGAGGCCTACATAGCTTATGCAAAGTGGCGACAGAGAACCTATATCTATAAAATGGAGGATGAGGTGGATGAGCTTGCCGCTGATGCTTCTCCTGTTTCAAAGCTGCGCATCGAACGACTCGCTAAGCGACTTAAACAAGAGCGCACTTTATGATCCTCCTACTGTTACCTTGATTGAGGGGCAGGAGTATCAATTCGTAGAAGGCCGACTTGTGGGCAGGAAAAATCACAAGTGGCATTCGGATTATAGCTATAGACGTGCTATAGTTATCGGAACAGGAGATAAATAATGCCACAAGGACCCGGAACATACGGAAAAGACAATTTAATGAGAAACAGCATCTTGAAGAAGGCTGCTAAGGGCCGCTCTTATACTCCCGGGGCGGAGGAACAGATGTTCACCAAGCCCAAACTAGATCCGATGCTTTACGATGAGGAGGGCAAGAGGAGGAAAAAACCCCTCTCTAACGAAGAGCAGCTCAAACTTATGGGCCTTAGGGATCCCAATAAGCCCCGGAAGGCTAAAAAGAAGGCTAAAGGCACGAACCTCAAACCCGGTGTGTTGGATAATAGACCCTATAGAGGGAAGTATTTTCCGGACATAGAAGGCGGGGATTAACGGCACGGTGGGGGAGACTAAACACTCAACTAGATTTAGAAATGGCTGAAAGAAGCACACCAGAATCCCGCGAGAGGGCTCGATATAAGCAGATGCAGGCTTATATGGATGAAGAAGAGCGTAAGAGGCAAATGCGGGGTGATTTACCTACAGCCGTCATTGGAAGGCCGGGTTCTCGACCCCAAGCGGGCAGAGACTACAAGGTCCGAAAAGGAACGGGCCCGTCTCTAAGCGAACGCAAGAAGAAAGAAGCAGCTACCATGCTCGGTGCTGCAGAGTTAGTTACAGCCCCTTTCGGTATTGGGCTCAAGGGACTCGCCACTGGGTTTAAGGCGGGCGTTAAGGGCGTTAAGGGTGCCGTGAAAAAGAGAACCACCCGATTAGCCCCCAAAGCGGAAAAAGAGGCACTCAATAAAATCGGTGCCCAACGTCCGGGAGCGAAGACAACCCGCAATCCTCTGACTGCGAAAAAGAAAGCCCCAACCCAAACTACAGTACCTGTAGGGGATGGCATGGAAGCCACCAAAATTAGGCGATCACAGCGAACACAGCGAGCACAGGCTGGAGACAAGCGAGCGCAGCGAGCGCAGCAAGCACAGGAAGTAGCTAAGAAGGAGTTTGATGCCATTAATGTTAAGAAACGTGCG